CAAGTTTCTGCGACAAGTAGCTATGTAGATACTGGATTAAGTATTAATATAACACCTGCTTCAACTTCAAGTAAAATATTAGTAATGGCTGTTCATAATTCACAAAATTCAGCTACTAATACTGGAGTGCATATTAGATGTTTTAGAGATTCTACACAAATAGGTGGTGGTAGGAGTGATGACTTAGCTTTTTGGGTAGCAAATGCTTACAACCATGATGGATATCCAGTTATTATATTAGATTCTCCAAACACAACAAGTC